TTCCAGAATAGCGCGCCGGGTGTCGCGTGTTTCTCGATGAACTGCCAGGCTTTGGCATCGTAGTTGTCGCAGCTCTCGAAGGGCGGCGGTTTCTTCGCCGGGTCTTCGAACTTTTCGGGTGCCTTGTAGAGCTTCGCTGTGCCGACGTCGGGGTCTTGCCCTATCTGTACTGCGTGAAACTCCGCATCGGGCCAGGCCTGTTGCAGGGCCCGGGTGAGGACGCCGCTGCCTGCTACGGTCCAGACTTCGGTGGGCTCCTCCCCGCTCTCCCTGGCGATGTTGGCTATTTCGTCGATGAATTCCTGGTTATCGAGCCCGAATTCGATGTAGTGGGCGCCGGTTTCTTCGCAGTAGGCTTTGGCTTTCGCCTGGGTGTTGCTCAGGTAGCCGTGCGCAACCTCCATGATTCTCGCGCCGGCGAGCTGGGCTGCCTCGGTCCTGGGGTGTAGTTTCTTGCGCTCGGCGACGAATATCGTGGCTTGCTTGCCGTTGTCGGCTGCCGCGGCGGCCAGGGCTACTTGCGCGAAGCCATAGGCGGGGGTGGCATAGACGAATTCGGTGTGCGGTGACCTTGCCAGTATCCGGGTGAGGGCTCGGCGCTTCGTTCCGCCGAAAACGTCGTCATCGCGCACGACTCGTATGCCCTGCTCTACCGTGACGCGGATTGCCTCGGGTATGGCGACCGGTTTGCCGCGGTGCGCCTGGCCGAGTATATCGGCGGCCTGCTTCCGGTTGGCTTCGACTTGCTCCGCGCGCAGATCGTTGCCGTGGTACTGGTAGCCGAGGAAGCCGGCGACGATGCCGCGGACGCTGCCGCCTGCGAAGGGGTCGAGGATCTTCCCGCCCTGGGGGCAAAACCAGGAGTATGCTATTTCGGTGAGCACCGGGTCGAAGATGCTGGTTCCGCTGAGGGTTATCTCCTCGGGGTATTTCTCGGCAAACTCTGCCCAGCCCATCTTGCGGCCGAGCTGCGCTTCAACCTTGTTCTTGAATTCGTAGACGCCTGGCGGCTGGCTGCTGACGGCGTAGGTCAGGCCCTCTTTGGTCTTGTCGTCTTCGTTGCCGCGGCCGAGCTCCGACTTGATGCCGAGGCGCATCCAGGCGCGCTTGCGGTCCATCCAGTATCCCTGCTTTGCGTCGAGGACGCTGAACGGTGGCACGATGAAGCGCTGCTGCAGGGTTTCCCTGGCTTCTTCGCGCTCGCCGCCTGGCGGTTCGTCGTCGGGGCTGAGTAGACTATCGAGGAAGCGGCTCAGGTCGTCGCTATGGACCGGTCCGATCTGGTCGATCAGGTCGTCGAGGATGCCCTGGTCCTGTGTGGCGAGGGCGCCTATGGGGTCGACGCTGGCGAGGGCTATACGCTCCTCATGCTCGGTGAGCTGGACGTACTTGACCGGCACCTTGGTTCCCTGGCGCAGGGCCAGGGTGACGCGGAGGTGTCCGTCGATGAGGTGCCCGGTGGTCTGGTTAACGATGACTTCCTGTATCCAGCCGATTTCCTCAAGGACGCCGCTGAGGGCGGCTTGCTGTTCCTCCGGGTGGTACCGGAAGTTGAACGGGTTTGCCAGGAGCTGGTCCGGGTCTTCCAGGCCGCTGCCGATGATCCTGTTCTGCCACTGTGCTTCGCTCATGCAGGCTTCCCGGCGGCGACCAGGTCTTTTTCCTTGCTGCCGCTTGAACCAAACCAAAAGTTGTGCAAACCTCCCGTTATGAAAAAACGAGCCCCAAAACGCGGCCTTACTGCGCGCCAATGCGCTTTTTGTGATGATCCCTTCATGGCTAGGAATGACTCGATAAAGCGCGGGATGGGTCGGTTTTGCTGCAAAAGCTGCCAGGTCAAAGACCAGCACCGAGCCGGCACCAACAAAGCGGCGCGCAAGATGGCTGACCACCACTGGTGGAAGGGTGGGCGAGTTGTCGACGCTAACGGGTATGTATTCATCCGCGCCCCATCCCACTACCTGGCAAATTCTCTAGGCTACGTCCTGGAGCATCGCATAGTGGCAGAGCAGGCGCTCGGCAGACCGCTCTGTCCTGATGAGGTCGTGCACCATATTGATCGCGATAAATCAAACAACTCTCCCTCTAACCTTGAAGTTCATGACCGGTCCAGCCACATGGCGCTGCATCGGCGCGAAGATGCCTAAGCCCTGAGTCTGGCCTGATCCTTTTCCTTGCTCCCGCTACTGCTGCCGAAGAAGAAATTCATTATCTGAGTGATGCCCGCGCTCAATATCCCAAGCATCATCATCGCTGGCTGCATCATGTCATCGGCAATCGCTGCCGATCCCCCAAACATCAGGCCGATCAAGTAGGCGAAGGCGCACACGAATACGGCGCTTAGTATTACTTGCGGGATAAGGCCCCTGGCGACTGCCATGCTTCTGGCGCTGTCCCGGTCGGCGCTGTCGATGCGGTGGATATCGACTTCGAGGCGCTTCATTTCCGCCTTGAATTCGTGGTCGGCTTGCTTGAGTTTTAGCAGTATGTCGGTGTCGCCGCTCATTATGGCGGCCTGGAGGGCGCCTTCGTCGGCCGATTGCGGGTCCATGCCCAGGGCCTTCGCCGCTATGCTGACGGCTACGCCTGCCATCGGGCCTCCGAGTGCCGTTGCTATGCTTGGCGCTATCGTTGCGAGCGTTTTTTTCCAATCGCGGGCCATCGGGTTATCTCCACAGGTGCTGCTCTAGCAGCAGGGTGTAACTGAAAACGTGCCCATACTCCTGCGCCGCCCGAACGGCTATTGCCATGAGTAGGTCGAAGTCGTGACTGTTGGCGATTACCTGGCAGCCGGCGCTCCATCGGTCCACTTGCTGCGATTTGCCGCCGTCCCGCGCTCGGTGCAGGTTGATGCCGAAGTTGCCGTATTGGGTCGGGACGCTGCTGTTGGTATCGAGCACGCCGTCCCGGTTGTTGTCCCGGTAGACGGTGACGCCTGCGTGTTGGACCAGGGCGTCATACTTGCCCTGGTGCTTACCCAGCGCGAACAGTTGGCGGTAGTGGCCCGGCCGGAGTATGGCGGTGCCGACCGCGTTCATCGGGTTGTTGAGCCAGTATGTGCCGGGGTCCGTTGTCGCCTGGAAGGCGAATAGCTGCTCATGGTCATTTTGCCGGAAGGCGGCGATGATCCAATCGTTGAAAAGGTTGCTCCGCTGGTCATCGGTCCTGATGCCGATTAGGTTCAGGTTATAGTCGCCTTCGTCATAAAACGGATAACTCAGCGCATCCATCGCCGTCTTTAGGCGCTCATAGGTCAGGCCGCGTTGCTTCAAGGAAACATCCCTGACTTGACTATGGAAATCGCCAATGCGGCGACGGAGCCTATTACGGTGCAGGCCAGTATCACGCCGGCGCCGGTCCAGAATAGGTGACTGATTTTCGCTTCCAGCGATCCCAGGAGCCTGGTGTTTAGTATCCCCTGGCTGGATATGGTGCTGATTTCCGCCCTCGCCATATGCAGCTCGTTTTTGACGCCCACAACTTCATTCTCCAGTACGTTTAGGCGCGGGGGTATCTGCTCCAGGGCCTGGAGGCGATGCTCCATGACCGCTATTTCAGTTGCCATGTTCGGTCCCTCTGTCATCTCCGCCTTCCTTAAATCCTTGCGCGAATGCGCGGCGCTGTCTGGCTCTGCTCCCGTAAACAGGGGCGGTGTCGGCTTGCGTGAGCATTCGGATGTACTTTTCTACGAGTCCGAAACGCTCGCTGATATTGTCAAGCGGCAAGCCGGCTAGCACCATTTGAAGGATCTGCCGGTTTCTCTCCGGTTTTAGGTAATTGACGCCGATGTAGGTGCTGGTGCAGCCGAATGCCTCGCAGAGCTCCTCCATCGCGCCCAGGCCGATGGCTGCGGCTATCGGGTGCCGTGCGTTGGGTCGTGCGGGAATGTGCATCTGCCGGGGGCCGAACTCCGCCTGTAGCTTTACCAGGTTGCGCTTGCCCAGGATCTGGATCAGCTCGGAGGTGTTCGGCATGCGCCCGCCTCCTGGTTATGCCCCAAATCGGGCGATTAGGATGGCGTCGGCGCGGCCGATGTCTTTCTTGCGGTCCAGGGGTGCGCCCGGGTAGAGGTCCAGCGCCCTGGTTCGGGCATAGTCCTTGCCGGTTCCCTGGATGCCGGCCGCCTTTTTCCAGGTGGCCGGCGGTGCGTGTTCCAGCGGTATGCCGAGCGCCGCTACGACGCCTAGGATCGTGCCGTAGCTGCGGCCGAAGTTGAAAGCCGAGGTGGCGCCCATGCTGCGGTTCGCTTCGCCGGGCTTGCTGGGTCTGCCTGGCATCGCGTTGACTTTTTCCAGCACCACTCGCTGGGGGTTGATGCTTCGAAGTATCCCCGCCAGGCCCGTTCCGCTGACCTGGTTTTTCCCGGCCTTGTCCGCCGTGGTGGGCATGTCGTGGACTTCCAGCCAGCCGTCTTCGCTGGTGTCGATAGCCGCTATGGCGCCGGTGATGCCAGGGTCTATACCGACGATGATCACGCGCTGGCTCCCACATCGCGCGGCCACCAGGTGATGGCGCGGCGTCCGGTGACGCTGCAGGAGCGGGTCTGGCCGCGGTAGACTTCGGTTCCTGGGTGGTTGGCGGCGTCTGGCAGGCGTCTGGCGATGACTGTGCGGTCCTTGCCTGATTGCTTTGCCAGCTCTGCGCTGGTGTGCCCTGGGTGGCTCCTGACCAGCTCGGCGGTATGCTCGATGGTCAGGTTGCGCTTGCTGTTTTCAATTTCGGACTGTTCCGATCCTGGTATTTCCGCCTGCATCATTCTTTTCTCCCCGGTATGGTTTTTTGATTTTCTGTACGCTGCCGAACATCTTACCGGCCCAACCGGTAGAATAACAATTCTTTTTTATTGTTCCCGGTTTTCCAGTTGTTTTTTGAGCGCCTGGACCTGCGCCAAACCGATAGACTTGTATCGCTCCCGCTCCTTTGCCTGCTCCGCCGCCCTGACGGCCGCCTGCGCCTCGGTCTCCGGCAGGGCTAGGGGTTGGCCTTGCCTCGCCTTCCGGCGCCGCTCCAGGTCGCGCACGTTGCGCGCTGTGTCGAGGAACCGGGGCAGGTTCGGCATGTCGGGTTCGTTGTCGGCCAGGTAGTCCAGCGCCGCGTTGACTTCGCCCAGGGTGAAACCGTGCCGGCGGATGGCCGCGTACCAGTCGATCTGCGCGATCCGTAGCTGGTCGTCGGTTTTCCAGTTGCTGGACCAGAGGTGGCCATAGATCGATTTCATTCTGGCGAATACGCCGCTGATGAGCTGCTGCTGTTGGCGCTCGAGCTCGGGTATCTCGGCGCCGCGCTGCGCCCTGGGTTGGGTTAGGCGCGCGAGGGTTGCCTCCCCGTTACCGGCGAAGAGCTCCCCTGCCCTCCTGGGCTTAGAGCGCGAGGGCTCGCTGGAGGTCGTCGGCGAGAATGTCGGAAGCTGTTTTTTGTCCATAGGATTTCCCCTGCTGTTTTTGGTTTTCGGCTTTGAGGCGGTTGAGGAAGGTGCGGTCCCAGTCCTTGCGGCGGGTGCCCCTGGCGATCCAGTAGTCGATAAATTCTCGGAGTGTCTGTGCCGGATCTTTGACGCGGTAGCCGAGCGCGATGGCTCGGTCGATGGTGGTGTCGCTGGGCTGCCAGTCGGGGCGTATTTTTCGGGGCCCTGGCTCTGGCTCAGGCGCCGCCTGCTCTGGTGGCGTTGCCGACGTCGATTCGACGGCGTGAACAATGGGTTTATCTGTACTGTGTAATAACTCTGTACTGTGTATGTGGTCGGTTTTACTTACAGGCTGTGATTCCCACATGTCGGGTTTTCCGTCCTCTGGCTTTCCTGCCTCCAGGCCCTCCGTGGACGTTCTTGGAGTTGCTGATACGCATAGCTTCCAGTCGGTGATTTGCCCGAGTTCGTTGCGGTTCGTTTCGCGCCAAACCAGGCCCTGCTCTTTCAGGTCGCGCATGGCCTTATCGTGCCGGTCACGCCCGATTCCGAATTTCTTGCGTATGTCCTCCCGGCGCACGGCCCAATCCGCGGGTCTGTCGAGCAGGTAGACCAAAATCGCCAAGGCGTCGGGGTTGCTGAGCTGCTTTATGGTGCCGCTGGGCACGACGGTAAACGTCTCCCCGGCGTGTTGAAGCGTTGTGAGTTGCGCTTTTTGGATTGCCATTATCGCCTCCGGTGGTGTTGTTTTGACGGGGGATAGTGCCGGTATTTACCGAGTCAGGCAACCGATTAATGTATGTTTTGCCGGTACGGATTAAAAAGAGTACACTCTAGAGCTTCCGGGGGGCTTATTGTAAACTCCGGTAAAAATATAGGGGTCTGGCTTATGTCTGCAGGTGAACGCATCCGCGATGCGCGCAAGCGCCGCGGCATTACGCAAAAAGAACTTGCCGACCTGGTCGGCTGCTCTCAGCAAACGATTGTTGATATCGAGGGCCAGGATCGCCCTCGGTCCCGCTTCTTGTCGACCATTGTGCGCGAGCTGCATGAGTCCCTGGAGTGGATCGAGAACGGTCTCGGCTCGCCTGTGGGCTCTGTTGTGGTCTCCCGCAACCTCCCGCACTTTTGCCTGGAGACCGCGGGGCGCCGGGTACTGGACACATCCCTGGTCGACCATGAAATCGACGCGCTGTATGCCTCGCCGGTCGAGGTCTCTGGCATGGCGTTCACGGTGGCGGTGGATCGTATGACCGCGGCGATGATGGGGGATCATGTCCGGGAGGAGGAGGTGCTGTTTGTCGATCCGGCTGCGCCGCCTTACCTTGGGCGCCTGGTGCTGGTCGTCATGCCTGGTTGGGATCGCGCCGAGGTCCGGGTGCTGTCTTCAACCGGTGGGCGCCACTATCTGGAGGTGGGTTCCGAAATGTACCCACCGCGCCTGCTGCCTTGCGTGGTGCACCGCCGGGTCGAGGATTACCACGCGCATACAAACGAGGATCTCCCGCCGGCGCTGATCGTTGGCACGGTGGTCTTCGTGGGACGCGATATCTAAAGCGCGTCCCGGGTCCGCTCCATCTGGTTCCGCAGCCGGTCCTGGTTCCGGTTTTCTTGATCCAGTTTTGACTGGTACTGCGCCGCGACCGCCTGCATCTCGGTGGCCAGGCTCTCCATGAACTGACCGCCCGCCAGGTTGTTGTTGGCGCGGTTGCTGCGGTTCTTCAGGGCCGCTATTTTCTGATCCCGCTCTCGCTCTATTCCTGCAATCCTGCTCTGGCTCCGGTCCAGCGTCCGCTCGGCTTCCCGCAGGGCGTTGCCCGCCGATACCTTGCCCCAGGTTCCCTGCTCTACCCTGGCGCTCCCTATCGTGCCGGGCGCGGTGACTGTGCCCTGTATGGCGTCGTCGCCGCAGGGCCGCTGGCTGAATACTGCGCCGCCCCTGGCGTCGGTGCACTGGTAGTAGCTGGTCTGTGCTGCTGTTCCGCTGGCTGCTGCCAGTAGGAGGATGCCTGCTGCGATTGTTTTCATGGTCCCTTTCTCCTGTTGTGGCGGTTTCTGTCCCGCTTTTCTGCATCATAGACCAATTTGCCCGGTAAAACGAAATAACCGGATAAATTGTTTTAATCCCTTGTAAATACCGGCAGCCGGTTTATACTGTATGCAATCCGGTTATTTACCGGTATCCATAAAAGGGGTCTCCTCATGGGACAAGTTGCAAATATCGAGGTCAAGCGGTCGCCGCTGGCGGCTATGGCCGAGCGCCTCTCCATCGACCCGACCGAGCTCCAGTCGGTCCTGATGAAGACCGTTATGCCTGCCAATACTAACGTATCGAACGAGCAGTTCGTGTCGTTCCTGGCGGTCGCTAACGCCTACGGTCTCGATCCTCTCAAGCGTGAAATCTTCGCCTTCCCGGCCAAGGGTGGCGCCATCCAGCCTATCGTGTCGATTGATGGCTGGCTGTCGATCATCAACTCCCGGCCTGAGTTCGACGGCATGGAACTGTCTGAAAACCACGACGACCGCGGGGGCCTAGTGTCGGTCACCTGCAAGATTTTCCGCAATGATCGCAATCAGCCGACGGTGGTCACCGAGTACCTGGAGGAGTGCCGCCAGAATACCGATCCCTGGAAACAGCGCCCGCGCCGGATGCTTCGCCACAAGGCCGCGATCCAGTGCTCCCGGTATGCCTTCGGGCTCGGCGGGATCATGGAGGAGGACGAGGGCAGGGAGCAGGGTGTCGAGCGCGAGGTGGGGCCCGCTCCCGCTGCCGCTCCCCGCGAGCCTGCTCCGCTGCCCGAGTATCCCGCTGCTGACTTCGAGGCGTCTCTCCCTAAATGGCGGCACATGGTCGAGGGAGGGCGGGCTATGCCCGCCGATATTGTCGCCAAATTGAGCACCAAGTTCGTGCTCTCCGATGAACAGCTCGACGCCATCGAAAACCTGGCGCCTATCGAAGCGGCCGAGGAGGTCCAATCATGAAAACGCTAAACCTGCAGCAGGGCTCTGACGAATGGGTCGCTATCCGCGGCCGATACCGCGCCGCTTCCGAGGCGCCGTCCATGATGGGCGTGGGCAAAACGAAGCGATCCGATCTGGTTCGCATGCGCGCTACTGGCGACAAGACCGAGTTTTCGAAGTGGGTTCTGGAGGTGCTGTTCGAGCGTGGCCATGAGATCGAGGCTCTGGCCAGGCCTATCGGTGAGGAGCTGGTTGGCGAGGATCTGTATCCGGTGACCGGTGTATGCCCTGGCGATTATCTGCTGGCGTCATTCGATGGCCTGACCATCCTTGGCGATGTTTGCTGGGAGTGCAAATCGTGGAACGAGGAAAAGGCCGCTACCGTTCGCAGCGCCGAGGGCGCGCTCGCCATCCCTGATGTCGATCTGTGGCAGGTGGTGCAGCAGCTTTACGTTTCCGGCGCCGAGCGCGCGATCTATATGGTCTCCGATGGTACGCCTGAGCGCACGGTGTCGACTGAGCTGTCCCGGGAGGAGTGCCTGGGTGGCGGCCTGTTTGATCGGCTCCTCCGCGGCTGGGCTCAGTTCGATGCCGATGTGGCGGCGTATGAACCGCGCGATGTGGCTGTCGAGGCGGCGGGCCGCTCGCCCGATGAGCTGCCGGCTCTCCGGGTTGAGGTGACCGGTATGGTCACGGCGTCGAACCTGGACGCCTTCAAGGAGCATGCGCTGGCGGTGTTCTCGGGTATCAATCGGGAGCTGAAAACCGACGCCGATTTCGCTAACGCGGACAAGACCGTCGGCTGGTGCCGGGGCGTCGAGTCAAAGCTCGAGTCCGCGAAGGAGCAGGCGCTGGCGCAAACCGCCGATATTGATGCCCTGTTCCGCACCATCGATACGGTGAAGGAGGAGGCGCGGACGGTGCGCCTGGAGCTGGAAAAGCTGGTTAAGGCGCGCAAGCAGGCGATCCGGAATGATCTGCTCCTGTCTGGCCGCTCGGCGATGGAGAAATACCTGGCCGATTTGAATGGCGATCCTGCCCTGGTGGAGGCTGGCGTCAAGGTGCCCGCGGTGGCGGTGGACTTCGGTGCCGCTATGAAGAATAAGCGCACGGTCTCCTCTCTCCAGGATGCTGTGGATGCCGCCGTCGCGTCGGCCAAGATTGATCTCGCGCGCGCGTCGGATCTGATCCTGGACAACCTGGCGCTGTTCGAGGAGTACCGGTCCGATTACTCGGCGTTGTTCTCCGCCTCTGACCTGCAGGCGCTGGTGGTGAAGCCGCCCAGCGACTTCGTGGCGCAGGTGAAGGTCCGGGTTGCTGAGTTCGAGGACGAGCAGGAGCGCCGGGTGCAGGCGGAGATGGAGCGCCGGAAGCGCGAGGAGGAGTCCCGGGCTGCCGCGTCTACCGCTGCCCCTGCCGCCGTTCCCGCCCGGCAGGCGCCGGCCGCCGGGCGCTCTGCCAAGTCGTCGGGGCCTGTTCATCCCTGCCCGCCGCTGTCTGACCTGGTGTCAGTCGTGGCACACCATTATGGCGTTTCGCTCGATGTAGCCGACCGCTGGTTTTTAGAACTCTCAAAGGAGCGGGCGGCGTGATTCGCCCGGATTACCGCATGGAAGATTCTATAAATATTGCCCCGGCGTTCGCGCCGGTGGTCAGGGCCTCTACCTTCTTCGGTTTGCTGGCCGAGTTCGGCACGACGCAGATCCCGCTCGCCAAGGTGTCGGAAAAGTATTTCGGCATGTCCGAGCGCCAGGCCAAGGAAAAGGCCGCGGCGCAGCATCTGCCGGTGCCCGCTTTCCGTATCGGCTCGCAAAAATCTCCGTGGTACGTCTCGGCGGCTGATTTGTCAGCCCATATTGACGCCTGCCGGGAGGCTGGCAGCGACCGCTGGGCGGCGAACAACGGGGGGGCTGCGGCATGAAAACCAAGGCTACCCTGGCGCAGTACCATCGCGCGATTGTTCATATTTGGGCAGAGCTGACCGCTCACCGCCCTCGGTCGTCTTCGCTGTCGGAAATCTGCAAGATGCATGGGGTGTCGGTGAACCTGCCGGCGATACTGCGGCGCGAGTGCTTTATTGAGGGCTCGCGACGTGCCCCTCGGTGGTTTTGCGATCAGGCTACACCGCCCAGCGAGAACTGTGCCAGCGGGCTTATGCTGGCGACCCTGGCGTCCATGAACGGGCCGCGCAAGCCGCGCAAGGTGCCGCCTGCGCCTGCTCCTGTTCCTGAGCCCGAGACCGAGCGTTCACCTGTTCAGTTTTCTTCGCTCGCTGATTCGCACTTGCAGGTTCAGCTCCGCCTGGACCCGGATTCCGATCTGCGCGATCAGGTCGCCGCTCTGACTGCGGTGGTCGAGCGCCTGGTGCAGCAGGGGGTGGCTGCATGAAAGCGTTCCGCAAGTGCTACGCCGTGGTTGTCGCCTCCGACACCTTCGACGGCACCGGTCGCCCGATAATCATGGAGAGCTACCTTGATCTGTCGCTCCGCGAGGTCATGGATCGGGCGGAGATTCTGATGGACACTTATGGTGGAGCGCTGGTCGTCGAGCTGCCGATCACAATGAAGACCGAGTTTCAGCGGATCGCCGGTTCTACCGAAAAGGTGTTTTCTCCCGGGGGTTCCTCATGAAGCGCTTCCCCGACCTGGTCATTGGCATCAACTACCTTGATCGCTGGTACGTCCTCCCGCGCAACCGCTGGCTGAATGTCTACCTTCACCGCTTTACCGGCTCCGATGATGACCGCGCCCTGCATGATCATCCGTGGTGGTCGGTTTCGTTCCTCCTCCGCGGGTACATGGTCGAGCACTACCGGGGCCGCGCTTCCGATCCGGTGCTGGACCGAGAGCGCTGGGTGCCCTGGCTGTTGCCGGTGGTGCGCTCCGCCCGGTTCGCGCATCGCCTGGAAATTGTGCATGGCCCGGTCTGGACCCTGTTCATTACCGGGCCACGGGTTCGGGAGTGGGGCTTCTGGTGCCCGCGGGGCTGGCGTCACTGGTCTGACTTCACCGATGCCAGCGGTGCCAGCGTCGGCCGTGGGTGCGAGTGATGCAGTGCCCTTGTGGTGGTGCAACCGTCGAGCGCGAGACTCGCAAGCAGGGCGAGCCAACCGTGAAGTACTCCGCTTGTGTCGCTTGCGGCCGGGTGTACGTCCAGCGCCCTCCGGTGCCTCCGGGTGCCCAGGGTGTGCTGCTGTGATCTTCTTCGCGTTCTTTTTCTCGGTGGCCGCTCCGGTCGCCTTTACCCTGGAGGTGTTCTTGTGGAGCTTTTGATTTTGCTTGTTTTGCTGGCGGTGGCGGTCTACGGACTGCGCTTCATCCTCCTGCTGTCGAGTGTGGTCGGTATGTGCCTCGATGCCTGGCGCCGGCGCCGTGCAGTGCGCCGCGTGGACAGGTTGCTGGCTCAACGCAGGGAGCGCCGCCGCGGTGCGTTTCGGTGATCGTTGAGCAGGTGCGGCGGTCTGCCTCCGTCAGAATGTGCTGTGCGTGGGGCGTGGTGGTTATCCTGATGAGTGTTCTTATTGGCTTCATGCTGCGCCTCCTTTGGCCGATTAATTCAGGCGCGCAGTCTACAGGCTTACCTCTGGGCCGGTATGCTCCCCGGCAACTTATTTGTTTGTTCCGAAGTTACCTTTTTGCGCTTTGTGACCCGGTTCTCGTTTCTGGCTTCAGAAAAGGTCGATGCTGGTGTATGTCAGCGTTGGGACTGACTGCCTGATTTCGCCATCGGCTATCAGGACGCGGGTGCCCGCCGTGTGGTCGCTGCCCTTGACGATCACCTGGTCGCCGCCCTGTAGCGTCACGACGCTGCTATTCGCGCCGGCATCTACCGTGGCGACGGTGCCGTAGGTCCGGGCGCCGTCCGGTATCAGGCTGCGGAATTTCTGCCAGGGGTTGACTGTCAGTTTAGTGCTCATAAAACCTCGCTATCGTGACCTGCTGTTCCAGTTTTTCGGCGCCGGTGCGGGGCGCGCTGATCGTGGTCGCCAGGACGTAGCCGCGCCAGGACTCGCCGCCCTCGATCACTTCCGCAATCATCCCCGGCTCCACCAGGCCTGGCGCCACCTGGAACTCCGGGATCGGTATCGTGAGGGTGTACATACCGCGGTTCCCGCTGGCGCCGATTTCCTGCCTGGCCCGCTCGGTGGTCACATCGGTGCTGGTCATCAGGTCATCGAAAATGTCCGGGGCGGGCGCCGTGCCTCCTGCGCCGCTCCTGGTGATCAAGTTCGCGACGCCGGTGTTGGTTCCGGAGATGTAGATGCTGTCAAATAGCGGCGCCGGCTGGTACTGCAAGGCCGCGTTCGTGACCATTACCATCGGTATCTGTACGTCCACATCGCCCAGGGGCGCCGCTGCCAGCGTCCAGGGCGTCACCTTGAGCCTCGGCTGCAGGACCAGCGCGTTCGTGTCCCTGGCGGGCACCAGGACCGCCCCTGCCGCATCCGCGATGCGCTTGGCCACTGCCAGCGGGCTTTGTTGCTGGTAGCTGAAGGCGCCCGCGGTTACTGTCCAGGCGGTGATGCCTTGCCAGGTGATCGCAAAGCCGGTGTTTAGCAGCTCATCGTCGATGATTTGCTGGGCCGAGATTTGGGCGGTGTAGGCGCGGCTCCGCTCCGGGGCGTAGGGTGCGGCCAGTAGTTGCGTCCGGCTGACTGCCTGTATGTTGTAACGCTCGTCGCCGTGCTGCCGGGTGCCGCTGTATCCTTCTACCAGGAAGCGCCAGGCGTGCCCGTTCAGCGTGACCGCGATTTCCACCGGGCCGTCGGCGCCAGGCTCCACCAGTGCCAGGGTGCTTTTGCCGATCACTTGTCCGGTTAGCTGCCAGGCCCAGGAGTCCACATCGAGGCTGATGTTGATGTTCTGGATGTCCAGCGGGGTTCCGCCGTTGACCAGGCTTACGTTGACGCTGTTCATGATGTAGTAGCTCCCTAGTTCCTCGGCTGGTATCGGTTCGCCGGGCTGCGGTGGCGGCGTAATGGGTCCGTTGTAATCCGGGTATTCAAACCGCAGCGTGGTGTCCCTGAATCCGCCCGGGCCCCACGGCATCCGGTGCTTCAGGTCCTTGTGGGCGGCATCGCCGTGCGGCGCGCCCAGGGTGGCGTCCTTGGGTTGGGCCGGGTTGTTCTCCCACCGGTAGCCCAGGCTGATGTGCCCTGGCTGGTAGGGCCGCAGCTGGCGGTCCAGGTTGATATTGGCGATGCCCTGCTGCACCAGCGCCAGCGGGCCGGGGATGTTCTCTTCCCACTTCCAAGTAGGCGCATGCACTGCGCTGCTGCGCCAGCGCTCGTTCGCCGTGCGGTCCTTCCAGGGTGTTTTGACGAGAAACGTCGAGGTCAGGCCGGTGGCCATTCGGTGCCCGGTTTCCTGCCATGCGATGCCGTGACGATCGATGTCCCGCGGCGGGGCCTGGATGTGCGGCGCCTGCAGGACCGCATCGCGGCTCTTGCCCGCTCCCCAGGGGGCGGCCCGCGACTGGCCGCGGTGCCCTGCCTCTTGATGCCGCAGCGCGATGCGCGGCTCCGGTCGGGTGCCTGCCTGGCGGATCGCTACCGCTCGGGCGATGGTCCGCTCGGGCGCTTGGCGGAACGTCGCCACCAGGGCCGAATCGCGACGCGCCCCGTTGTCCCAGCCAGCCCCCACCGAGGCGACGACGCCGGGCACCGGGGGGTAGAAGATGGGTGTTGCGCCGTCGCCATATCTCGCCAGATCGAAGTCGACGGCGGCTGCCGGCGGCTGCAGGTAGATTTCACCGTCGGCAAGCTCGAAGTCAACGGCGGTTGCTGGGGGCTGGAAGTAGGCCACACGTTACAGCGCCGGCATGGCGGATTTATAGGGGTGTTCGGCCGGGAGTTGAGTCTCCTGCCCTGTTGCCCACAACAGCCACCCCTCCATTTTTTGCCGGATTTCCTCGGATGTTTCATTGTGGATTACGCAA